CGCCGGGGCGGTGCTGGCCTGTGGCGTTCTGAAATTGGCTGTCTGCATCGGTCTTGCTCCTTCTCGGGGTTCCCGCCGGGTTCAATTCGGCGGCGTAGGCATTGGCCCACGGGATGCGCGCCCGCTGTGGGGCGCGTCACCGGTGGGTCAGGTGCGGGTTGCGCTCGTGGTAAAAATCCCCGTTGGAATGTTTGTTCCGCTTTCCGCAAAGCTGGCAACGGGCAAATCTTGCCACGATCCGGCCGGCAATTCCCCGTGGTCATACCAGGCAGACGCGGGCAGGATTGCGCAAAGCGTGCCGCCTGGCTTGAGAAACCGCAGCGCGTGCCGAATGTGCTTGATGTAGTGCCGGCCGCTGAATGGCGGGTTCATCATCACGGCGTCAAAGATCGCTTGCGGCGCCACTTGCAGAAAATTCGCCTGCTGGACCTGATGGCCTTTAGCGCGCGCCTCGGCCACTCGCTCCGGGTGGCATTCAATACCCGTGACGGATAGCGAATGCGGCGCGCTCCGTAGCGCATCCATGATGCGGCCGCAGCCGCAAGAGGGTTCCAGAACGCTTTGCCCGTCGCGCCAGGATACGCCGCCGGCTAGGTGTTCGGCCACGGTTTCCGGGGTGGGGTAATAGGCGAGATTAGCGGCAAGATCGGTTGAAGGTTGCCGCCTCTGCACGTCCTCGGACGTGTCGGCCAGCGTGTCGCCGTAGAATTCGGCCAAGGCCTTATTGATTGCGGTTTGCGCTTCGCGGTCAAAGACAAGATGCGCGTTTCCGTTCTGAAATCCGCGCATTGTCACGCCCATGAATTCCGGTTCATCGCCGCGCCGTGCTGCATCCATCAAGGCGCCAAACTCTGGCCAGCTCATGCGCGGTTCTTCGTGAAGGGTCGCCATTGCATCCAAGACGTTTTGCACTTGGCCCGCTCTCCATCCGCGCCCGTATTCGGCAAAGGCGCCGGAAATAATGATGCGCTTAGGCAGGCCTTCCACGCCGATCTTGACTTTGGAATGCGATTTATAGGCCGGGTCCAGGTCGGTGAAGCACTCGGCCACGCCGCGCAAAACGTGGTGCCGCGGGTCGATCAGGTATTTTCCGAACGTCGCCCGGATGTTGTCCAGGGTAAACGCGGGCGGGTTGGTCATCGCGGTGTCAAGCCGAGACAGGTCGCGGGCCGTGGCTATCTGGCGCACTTGTAGCCCGTCGATGACGTGTTTCCACGCGGATTGAAGCAAGGCCGCTTCTAGGTCGCGTTCGTTTGGGCTGGGCGTGCCGTAGCGGCCCCATATGGGCTGACCAAAGGTGCCGCCAATGCTTGCGGCGGTCTCGATGTCGGAAACCGCCTGAATGAACGCCGCGCGGGCTGCGGGGATTTCTCCCCGCTTGGCCTCGTATTCATCCACGATTTGCGAAAGGCTCCGCAGCGTGGCCGGTGTGTTGTGTTCGTCCAGCATCAAACCGCCTCCGCAAATTCGCGCGCCGCGTCTGCATCCTTGAAGGCGAAACCGGCCGGGCTGTCGCCCCACTTGCGAGAATACCAGCCCCGCGCGCCCTTGGCTGTCTGCAAGAGCCGGGCGAACTCGTCGCGGTCCACACGCTCGGGCAGGCATACGATCCACATCCTGAAACCCTTCTTGGTGTGGGTCCGCGGGCAGATGGTGCAGCCGTTTACGGTCTCTGCGGGCAGATCGTCCGGGGTCTCGCTCATGGGCGCGGTGCGCTCTGTGTTTGGCGCTGTGCCTGTCACAAAGGGCTGGCCCTCCGGCACGGCCCACTTGCCATAGGGCAAGGCGGCCGCCGGGTCATTGCCGCGCATGTGCAGGGGGCGCTTTTCGACCTTCCAGCCCGAAGAATAGCGATGCGATGCCTTGAGATAGAAGCCGGCGCCCATGCTGTATTTTTCGCGGTGTTCCGCATCTGGGCCAGCGTCGGCCAAGTGTGCGGTTGCGTCATAGCGCGCCGCTGCCTTGCGCATTTCCGGGAACAAGTCGCGCGTGTGGCGGGAAAAGCCAAGAATGACCATTTCGCCCGTCTTGGTGTTGAAATAATCGGTCATCGTGTCGCAATCGTCGATTTCCCGAACTGCGATCAAGACCGCCTTGGCGTCGGCCGGGATCTTGTCGCGGATGGAATCTTGCCAAGCGTCCACGCGGGCGCGCTGTTCTTCCTGTTCGCGCTGGCGTTCTTCCTGCTGGCGGCGCTGACTCTCCTTCGCCTCGGCCAGCATTGCGGCCACGTCCTCGGCGCTCTTGGCGTCCATATGGCCGGCACGATCGGCCCAAGGTTGCACGATATGCTCTGAAAGGTCGGCGCTGTGCGTGCCGTTGTCCCAAACGACCGTGACTGAATAGCGGTTCGGGCGCATCCCGCCGGATAGGGTGAAGCTCTGCAAGCCTTCGCCCAGCGGCTCAACGCTGGCAATCCATCCGGGGTGATAGATACCGTCAACGGGCTGGCCTACATAAAGGGCTTGTTTCGTCGTGTGTGCGTTCATTGGTCTTCCCTCTCGGTCTGGTGTGTCGCCGGGTTCAATCGGCGCATGGGGTGGCCCATGGTGACGCGCCACGCATAGGTGGCGCGCTGCAATGGGTCAGGGGATAAGCTCGCAAATGATCGCGTCGGCCTTCCGCTCGTTCTTCCGCGCCTCGGCCCGAAACGTGTCAGAAATCAGGGTTTCGCCGTGCCGTGCGCAGCGGGCCGCCACCTCGCGCCAGGCAAGCGCCGCGGCGTTGTAGTGGGTGTATGCGCCGTTGATGCGGCCTGCGGTGCGATGCTCCAAGGCGATGCGCTCATGTGCGCGGGCCTGCTCGGCAGTGGCCGCAGTGCGCGTGCCCTTGGTCGGCCAGGTCTTGGCGGTGCTGGTCATTGGCCCGCCTCCTTGTTGCGCAGGTAAATTGCGCTTGCGGCCTTGGACTCCATCTCGCGGAAATTGGCCTCAAAGCCGGGGCAGCGGGCGTAAGCCTCTTTCGCCCAAACATAGCAACGCGCCGCCTCGGCGTAGTCCCGTTCGGCCATAGCCTTGACGGCCTCGATTTCGCGGGCCTGGGCGGCTGTAAGGAAGGTTTCAAAGACCATCGTATGTTCCTTTCTCGGGTTGACGTGGTGGCGGGTTCAAGCGCCATGGCCTAAACCTAGGAATAACGCTAAAACCCGTCAAGCCTAAATCACACAAAAAAGCAAAAAAGACGCCGCGCCCCCGGTTGTGCATGTGATCGAGCCCATATCGCCCCCGATATTCCCGCCCATGACCTCTCAGGAAAACATGCCCCAAGACCCCGCAAAGATGCCGAAACCCGGCCAGCGCCCCCGCGGAATGCGCAAGAAAACCCACCTCGCCTGCCTCGCAATCGCAAACAAAGGCAGGACCGTCAAAGAAGCAGCACAAGAAGCAGGCATGAATGAGAGCGCCCTATACCGGGCGCTAGCCCGCCCCGATGTCGCTCAATACCTCGAAAGCCTCAAAGCCCTGTATATCCTCGAAATCGACGGACTCCGAAAAACCGTCCGGGCCGAGGCAATCCTCACGGGCAGGGACCTCATGGCAAACGCAAAGTCCGAAGCAGTAAGGGCCAGGATGGTCGAGTTTTTCGCGAGCGAGGACAAGAAATCGCCCACCGTGACGATACAAAACAACATAAATTCAGGGGGTTACGCCTACGCCCCGCCAGGTGCGCGCGTGGTGGACATCGAGGACGCCGAGACCGTCGAGGAAGGCGGCACACATGACACGCAGTCAGGGGATGAAAGCCAATAACATGCTGACAACGCTGCACAATCTCGCAAAGTTGGAACGAGCCACCATGCCAACAGCCCCAAGCGGCCAAGTTGCGCGGCCTGTGCCCCCACGCGGCAGGGGGGTATCCGCGCTTCACCGGGCCGACCTTGGGGGTGGGGGTAGGGAAAAAACGGGCGCGCGCATACTCTCTACTCGTCCCCACCGCGCTCTCCGTTTCATTTTCTTTTTTCCCAAATTTTTTTCCTTGAGGGTGAAGGTCCCACGGGGCTGGTATCGCTGTTTTCGGTGTTTTCCACACTTTCGGGGGACTTTCGTGGTATTTGGGGGGTTTTCTGGCGGTGCTGGTGTTGATCGGGCTTGGGCTGCTGGGGGTGCTTGTGATGTCTGACCGGGTTGTTGCCTTGGATGGGCGTGCGGTTTTTCAGGCGGCGGAGCCGAACGATGATGTTGTCTCCAAATTGGAGGAATTGCTTGATGAGGCTCGATCTGGTCGGTTGCAGGGTTTCACGTTTTGTGCGTTGCGGGCTGACGGGTCTGCGTTCCGGGGTTGGAGCGGCTGGGACAGTCCTGTTCAGCTTGGGCAGTTGACGCTGTTGTTGCATGAGGCTTGCGAGGATCGGCTTGTTTTCGAGCGGGGTGGGTGATGCTTCGGACTTCTGACGGGCGGTTTGTTTATGTTCCTGACGGGAAGGTTCTGAACGACTATTTCTGGGATCGTTCGCGGCTTGGGATTATCCAGGGTCCGATCGGGTCGGGGACATCTTCGGCTTCGCTTCACAAGATATGGCGTCTGGCGAATGAGCAGGAGCCGGATTGGGACGGCGTGCGTCGGACGAAGTGGATCGTTGCGCGTGAGACCTACAAGCAGTTGAAGACGACGATTTTGGCGACGACTTGGCCGATCTGGTTCCCCGAGGATGAGTGGGGTGCTGTTGAGCGGTCTGAGCCTGCCGTGGCGCATTTGCGCAAGCCTCACCCATCGGGGGACGGGACGCGGGTTGAGTGCGACATCACGTTTCTGGCGATCCCGGACGAGACGGTTGCGGAGAGCATTCTGGCGTCTTTTGAGATCACGGGGTTTTTCTACAACGAGGGTCAGAATCAGAACCTTGGGGTGATCGTGGAGCTTCTGTCGCGGTGCGGGCGCTTTCCGTCGATGAAGACGGGGCCCGGGGCGACGTGGTTCGGGGGGATGATCGACCTGAACGCGCCGGTCGAGGGGCACTGGATACCCTACATGCGGGGTGATGTTCCGCTGCCGCCGGACTGGACGGACGAGCAGAAGGCGCAGTTCAAGAAGCCGGACAACTGGTCGTTCTTCGTGCAGCCGCCCGGGCTGATCGAGAAGATCGTTGACGGAAAGCCGCACTACGAGCCGAACGCGGACGCGGAGAATCAGCGGTGGCTCAAGGAACCCTACATCGAGAAGATACAGGGCTGGGACAAGGACCGGATCGACCGGCGCGTTCTGAACAAAGTGGGCCTGTCGCGGCACGGATTGCCCGTCTACCCCACGTTCATGGCCGACGAGCATGTGGCCTCGAAGGAGTTGGAGCCGATTGATGGGCTTCCGATCATCGTGGGGCTGGACTTCGGGCGTGAGCCGGCCGCCGTGTTCATGCAGAACCGCGTGGATAACTGGCGCGTCCTGTCCGAGCTGGTGGGGACGAACGAGGCGGCGACGGACTTTGCGCCCCGTGTTGCCCGGCACCTGGCGCAGCACTACGCCGGGTTTCACGCGGAGTTCTACGGAGACCCCCGCGGGGCGGATCGAGGGCAGAACACCGACGTGACGGCCTACGACATCTTCATGGCGAACGGGATGCGGGTGCAGCCCGCCACCATCGACAACAACCCGGAAATGCGCCGATCGACGGTGAACAACGTCCTGAAACGGCGCTACGGCCTGACGATCAACCCCTCGTGCCTGACCCTCAAGACCGGCATGGCCGGGGGATACTACTACCGCAAGATCGCCACCATGGGCGGCGGTTATTCCGAGAAGCCCGCGAAGAACGAATACTCCCACATTGTCGAAGCGATGGAAAACGCGCTCATGGGCGGCGGGGAAAACCCCGTCGCCATTCCCGGCATCACGCCGCCCAAGCCCCGCGTCGGGGTCCAGCAACACCGGAGGGTCCAGTGGCGGACGAGGTGATCGAATGGTATTTCGGCTTCTGGAAACGGCCAAGCCTCTGGCAATTCTGCAAAAAACCGACATGGACCATCTTCGGACACGTCGAGGCATGGGGCTTCACCGCCGACAATACTTGGATGTTCTATGACCCGCAGAGGATCGGAACGCAGGTGAAGGTCACGCACCACGCCGAGGAAGTCGAAAACCTGCTGGCGCTGCGTTTCGCGGTCTGCAAATCCATCCTGCGCCTGCCCCACCCCGGCACGCGGCTGTCCGTCCCGCTCCACCCCACGATGAACTGCGTGAGCCAGTGCGCGGGCCTCGTGGGCATCCGTGCATATTGCCCCGGCACCTTTCGCCGCAAGTTGCTGCGCAACGGAGCCAAGGAGCTGATAGATGGACGGGCCGAAAGAGAGCGAGGAGTCGAAGCGCATCCGCAAGATGGAGCGCCGTCAGGCCACGCAGGAGCGTAACAGCGCGACCGAACGCATGGCGGCCGGCCAGACTTCGGACATCAAGCGGTCCTACGACAGTCCGTTCTCCATGTTCTCGATCTTCCAGCGGCGCCAATGAAGCCGACGCAGGAATTCTCCACCCGCTTCGAGGAAGCGAAGAAGTGGCGCTCGCTCGTGGAGCCCTACATCAAGGAGGTGTATTCCTTCTGCGCGCCAGACCGCGTGGATGAATTCACCAAGGGCGGGATGCGCCAGGTGTCCTCCGTTGATACCGAAGTCTACCACTCGCTCGGGGAAGAAGCCTCCGACGACTTGGCCGGCGATCTGGTCACGTTCTTCACGCCGCCCGAGGCCCGCTGGTTCGACAGCCTCATCATGACCGAGGTGCCAGAGGAGGCAGAGGCGCAGGCCAAAGAACTTGTCGGTCAGCGCGAAAGCGACATCGCATCCCTGATCCAAAGCAGCAATTACAACGACATAGCCCCGCAGATCGGGCAGGAAATTGCCTCGCACGGCACGCCGGCCATGTGGGTGCAGAAGGCCCATTTCCAGCAGCCGGTCTACTGCGAGGCGGTGCCCCCGTCCGAACTCTACCTCGTGCCCGGCCACATGGGGATGCTCGATCGCTTCCGCGAGAAGACTGTGCGCGCCAACACGCTCAAGGCATTGTTCGCGGATGAAATCGCCCAGGGCGACGTGGACCTGGAAAGCAACCCGAAGATCAAGGCGAAGATCAACAAGCCCGGGTCGATCTGCGTTGTCGTATGGGGGTTCTGGCTCGACTGGACCGATCCCGGTTTCCCGATGTGGAAGATGGAAATCACCATCGACAATCACCGCGTCACGCCGACAGAACCCGTCACCCTCGGGCCGGTCAACGGTTCCTGCCCGCTTCTCGTGGGCCGGTTCAACCCCCGCTCCGGGCGCCCTTGGGGCCGCGGGCCCGGCTTGCGCGCCCTCGCTGATCTGCGGGTTCTCGACAAGATCGAGGAAATCTACCTTCTCGGCCTCGAAGACGCGATCAAGAACACGATCATCTACGCCGATGACGGCTTTCTCGACTTCTCCAACGGTGGCATCATCCCCGGATCGGCCAACCCGGCATCGCGCGGATTCACCCGAGACCAGATATACGAGCTGAACAAGTCCACCGACATGGAGGTGGCGTTCTTCTCGAAAGACGACATGGAGCGCCGCATCCGGTCGCTGTTCTATCAGGACGGACCCCGCCAGCGTGGCGACACACCGCCCACGGCCGCCCAATGGTTCGATGAAGCCCGTCGCGTGCAGCAGCGCCTCGGCAAGCCGTCTGCCCCGTTGTGGACCGAATTCTACGGCCCCTTCGTGCAGCGCGTCGAATTCCTCGGCGTCCAGATGGGCGACCTCGAACCCCAGCTTCTCCTCGACGGCCGCGCCATCAACGTCCAGCCCGTCTCGCCGCTGCACAAGGCCCAGCAGCACGATCAGGTCATGATCGCCCGCACCAACATGGAGACCGCCCAGGTCAACTTCGGCCCCGAGGGCGCCATGCAGATCATCGACATGGGCAAGACCTTCCAGAACATCCTGGAAGCGAGCGGCGATGAGTTGATCGTGATCCGCAAAGAAGACGCCACCCCGCCGCAAGGACCGACCAATGAGCCAGCTCCCGAACCGGATCAGTAAGCCCGGCCCCGTCCTCGACTATCTCCAGAATCTGGCATCGCAAGGCGGCGAGGGCGGCGACATCGCCCGGCGTGCCGCTCTTGCCGTGCAGCGCGTCCTGCAAACGGAGGACGGTGCTATCCTTATGGAATTGCTTGAAAAATCTACCACAGATTATTTCCTGCCGCCGTCTGCCGAAGCCAGTGCATTAGATGCGCTCAATTCTCAGCGTTTTCTCGTCCTCGATCTCAGGAGGATGAAAACCGATGAAACTCAGCACGTTCTGGCTCGACAGCAAGATCACACGGAAACCCGAGGACGAGGGCGCCGGGGGTAATCCCGACCCGAACGCCGGGAATGGCGATCCCCCGGCAGACCCCCCGGCCGATCCCAATGCCGGCGCCGATCCGCAGGCCCCCGACCTGTCCTTCCTTGGCGAAGACTATGTGAAGGACGGCAACCTCGACACCGACGCATTCAAGGAACGCTGGGAAACGCTCGTTGCCCAGGAAACCAGGTTTGCCGAACAGGCCCCGGACATTCCCGAGGACGGCGAATACGACCTCGCGGTGCCTGACGATCTGGATTTCGGTGACATCGAGCTTCCCGAAGGCGTGAACATCGAGCCGCTGGACCCCAGCGACGAAACCTTTGCGCCGGTCTTCGAGGAAGCCAAGGCCTTTCTCAAGGAAAACAACATCGGCCAGACCGCTGCCAAGGGCCTGATGGGGCTCGTGGCGAAGATGGAAGCCGCCAAGGAAGCCAAGCGTTACGCCGCCGCGACCGAAGCCTACAACACGCTCGGCGCGACCGACGCGGCCCGCAACGCGCGGATGGCATCGCTTCAACGCGCCGCGCAGACGCGCCTCCCCTCGGATCAGGCCGAGGCCCTTCTTTCAGGAATGACCAGCAGTCCCGAGGCCGTTCGCGCCCTCGAAAAGCTGCTGGGCATGAACGCGGGGCCCCGAACCTCGCAGAACTCGGCCACCAAAGTCGATCCGAACCTTCGCGGCTTTGATCTTCTCAAGGCGGCCAACGCAACAGCCCCCAGCTAAGGAAGAATCATCATGGTTCACACTCTCCCCGAATACGCCAAGACGGTGGATGATCCGAAGCAGCGGGCCGTGATCGAGCTTTTCCCGGAAAGCGTCGATTTCATGGCCGCGCTGCCCTTCGCGTCCGCCCCGAACGGCGCATACCGCTACCAGGAAGAAGGCGCCCTGCCCAACAACATGGGCTTCCGTGCCATCAACGAGACCCCCAGCGAGGGCCACGGCCTGCTGAACGACCGGGTGGAAATGACCTTCCCGATCGCAGGCAACATCGACGTGGACCGCGCGTTGATCCGGCGCCACGGCCCTGATCGTCGCTCCGTCGAGGAGCGCATGTCGATCAAGAAGAAGGCCAAGGTCTGGGCGGACACCTTTATGTTCGGGGACAACCCCACGGCACCGCGGGAATTTACCGGCCTCAAGAACCGCCTGAATTCGGTCGGCGGGTCCGTGGACGGCTCCAACTACGAAAGCCGCATCCTGGCGAACGACACGTCCTCGGGCGGCGGCGCGCTGTCGCTGGCACAGCTTGACCGGGCCATCGGCCTTGTCGAGAACCCCAACGGCATCATCATGCCAAAGGCGCTGAAAGACCGCTTCGCGGCCGCGCAGCGGGACACCAACATCGGTGGCTTCATCACGCTCGACAAGGACGAGATGGGCCGGCAGATCACCCGATACGGCGAGCTGCCGATCTACTGCGGCTACGGCGTCTCGAAGTATGGCGAATTCCTGCCCTTCGATGAAGTCGCGCATGGCGGCGGTTCGGCTGTCACGTCCTCGATCTACATCGTTCGGATGTCCGAGGATGGCGTGGTCGGTCTCGAAGTGCAGCCCATGGAGGTCCAGGACATGGGCCTTCTGGATGATGGCGTCTACTACCGGACCAACATCGAACACGATGTCGGCATGGCGGTGTTCGATCCGTTCGCGGCGATCCGCCTGTCCTCCATCACCAACGCAGCAATCGTGAAGTAAGGAGGCAGACCGATGAGCACCATCGACAAATTCTTCGCAATCGACGCCGCAACCGGCCTTATCAAGCGTGAGCTCGGCCTGGCCGCGCTCACCTCTGATGGCTATGTCGGCACCCAATGGGACCAGGGCGATGCCGCCTCGACGGACTTGGCCTGCATCATCAACATCGAGTCCTGCAAGGTCTCGGCTGGCGATGAGACCTACACGTTCCGCCTGGTTGGCTCCAACGCGAGCAACCGGTCGGATGCGCAGGTTCTCGACACGCTGGAAATCGGTGACGCGGGCACGCTGTCCATCGAGACCGTCGATACCACGGCTGGCGATCAGTTCGTCATGCGGGGGCGCAGCTTCCGCCGCGGGCTGAATTTCCAGTATATCGACCTGCACCTCGAAGTGGCCGGCACGTCGCCTTCCATCGGCTTCGGCGCCTACATCTCGAAGGAGTTCTAAGCCATGGTGGATATGGTTCGACTGAAACCCGCCCCGGGCGCCCCTGCCGCGATTGCCAAGGAAAAGCCGCGTCTCGTGGCCCGCACCACGGCTGTCGAGAATGTTCGGCTCTCCAAGGGCGCCTACACCTTCGAGAACGTCGATCAGCCCGCCGCGCCGCAGGCTCCGCAGCTCGAAGACATGGACCGGCAGGAGCTTCTGCAAATGGCCCTCGGCATGGGGATGAAAACCTCCAAGCAGATGAAGCACGGCGACATCGTGGCTTTTGTCCGCAAGAAGATCGGTGACGTGGAGATTGTGGACGAATAGCCGGACCTGAGACGGCGACTTCGACCGCAACGAGGGGGCTGGGGAGACCTGGCCCCCTTTCTTGTGCATTAGATTGTTGATGCGCCTCGTGGAATTTGCCCGCATGGCAACGCAATTCTCCATGCTCGGGATCATGAACGCCGCTCTGACCGAGCGGGGCTGGGATGAAATCGTCTCGCTCAATGACGGGACGCCCGAGTTTCGGCTGATGCAGCGCCAATGGCCGCGCATTGTCGAGGCCGAACTGGAAGACGGGAATTACCAATTCAGTCGGCAGGAAACGACGCTCACGGCCCTGACACCCGGGCGGTATGGCTTCGACAACAGCTTCCAGCTTCCGGCCTCCGCGCTTCATGTGCGCCACGTCTGGTTCGTCACGAATTCCGTGCGGACCACCTGCGATCACTGGTCGATGGACGATGACGGACTCTACGCCACCCTTCCGACCGGTGCGGACTGCGTGATCGAATACATCAACTGCCCCGATCCGGCCGCCTGGTCGGCCCGCTTCGCCGCCGGGGTGCAATTCAAGCTGGAAGCGGCCCTTCTGCGCGGACTGGAAGGCGATGCGCGCGAGGCTTCGGAAATGGACGCGGCGGGCGAGGTCGAATTCCAGAAAGCCCGCACCAAGTCGTCGCAATCGAAGTCGCCCGATCCGATCACGCGGCAGGGAGGGCTTGCGGGCGCGAGGTTCCGCAGCCGTGCCTAAGCAGGTCGTTCAGCAACGGGATTTCTCCGTCCTTGAGATTCACCCGAACTTCCTTGAGGCGGACGATATTCAGGTGCGTGCGCAATCCTTGCGCGGCGCCTACAATGCGACCCTGAACAACGCACGCTCCGTCACCGGCCGCCCTGGCACGGTCTACAGCCAGAACCTTTCCGGCGCGAAGGTGCAATTCCAGGTCATCGCCGGCGACGGCAACAAATTCAACGTGGTCATGGCCGACGATCATTGCTGGGTTGTCGAGGAAGACGAAAGCCTCAACCTCGATACCGGGACCGTGAACTGGACCAGCGCCGAGGATGTCTGGTTTGCCCCGGCCGGCAACGTGGTCTTCATGGGCGACGACACGAACGGCATCTGGACGTTGGAATATGACGGTTCGACCTGGGCTTTCGGCACCTACACGTTTGCGGACGGCGCCGCTGGGTCGCTGTTGCAGCCATATTGGAACTTCCTCGCGGGCTCCGCGATCACGCCCTCGGCCCGCACCGGTTCAATCACGGTCACGAGCGATGCGGCGGTATTCACGTCCGACCATGTGGGCACGCGCATCCGGTATGCCGGCAAGGAAATCGAGATCACGGCCTTCACCGACAGCCAGACGGTCACGGGCGACGTGGTTTCGCAGCTTCCCCCTTCGTTCCAGATCGAAGTTGCCGACACCAGCGAGATAAACGTCGATGACGTGGTGATCGGCCAGGTCAGCGGATGGCGCGGCGTGGTCACGGAGGTCGTGGACGGAACCGACTTCAAGGCGATCACGTCTGCGGCGGGCGATGGACAGGGGACGGAATACGGCGGGCCGACCGGCACGGAAAGCCTGTCCTTTCCCAACACCACGCAGGACCGCGTTGCATCCTCCTCGATCACGCCCGAGGCGACGAAGGTATGGGACGAGCAGATGTTCTCGGACGCCCGCGGCTATCCTCGCGCCGGAGCCTATGTCAGCGGGCGGCTGATGTTCAGCAACATGCCCGAGGTGCCGAACGGGATCGTCATTTCATCGCTTCGCGGGTCCACAGACTTTCTGACCGGCGTCGAGGATGACGATGCGATAATCCGCACCCTGGGCCCCTCGTCGGCGCGCTTCCTGCACATCATCGAGTCGCAGGACGTGATCCTGATGTCCTCGGACGGCATCTACGTCATCGAGTTGCGCGAGGGGCTGTCCCTGACGCCCAGCTCCTTCAACCCTATCCTCGTGGACAAGACAGTTGGCGTATCGTCGGCCAAGCCGGTCGCGGTGCAGGACGGTGTGGTGTTCGTGGAGGAAAATCAGAGCAATATCAGCGCATTGCTTCTGGATGGAAACATCTACCTGAAATGGAGCGTGCGCCCGATTTCGCTTCTGTCCTCGGAGACGATTTCCGCCGTCACCGCGCTCGGCGTTGTTCTCGCGGACACCTACACCAAGCCCAACCGCATCTTTGCCAGCAACGGCGAGTCCATGGTCGTGGGCCACTGGTTCGGGCGCTTCGGTGAGCAGCAGGTAGGGTTTTCGCCGTGGGAAACCGAAGGCGCGATCAAGAGCGTCATCGGCTTCAACGGATCGCCCTGGGGCCTGATAGAGCGCGACGTGACTGGATCGGGCGTCGTGATGTTCGAACGGTTTGACGAAGGCGCGACCATGGACTGCACCACGACCGGGAACCCCAACACGGCCTCGGTCTCGGATTATCTGGACGGCCAGACGCTTGGGCTTGTGCAGGATCGGCGCTACGCCGGTGCGGGGCTTGCGAGCGGCGGAATCATCGAGGGCTTCCCCGATCTGGACGGGGATTGCGAGATCGGCATCCCGTTCACGGCGGAATTCGCCCTTTGGCCGTCCGAGGTGATCGAACACCCCCGCGCCGGCATCTTCCCGGTTCGGTGCTTCCGGCTGATCGTTTCGGCCCGGCATGACTGCGCTTTTCAGATACGCTGCAACAGCCACACGCGCACGGTCGGCGGCTTCCGGTTCGGAGAAGACCTTTCCGGCATCCCGGACCCGGACTGGCCCTCGTTCGGCGGGGACTTCTCGACGGGCGGCTACGACCAGACCGGCCTTGCCGACAGCATCTTCCGCGTTCCCGTGACCGGTCGGCGCGAACACAACGACATAGCGATCATCCTGCACATCCCAGGCCGGGTGACGATCATGACGGCCAACCAGGAGGTTCGTTACTGATGGGCGTTCCAACTCTAGCACTTGCGGTTCAGGCGGGCGGCGCGGTTGCGGGAGGTCTCGCGGCGCGCGGACAGGCCAAGGCCGAACAGGAGCGCGGCGAGATCAACGCCTACATTGGCGAGACGCGGGCGATCCAGACCGCCACCACCAACGTCGAGCAACTGAACAGCGAGCTTGGCACGCTCCGCGCCACGCTGGCCCAGAACGGGCAGGGCATGAACGCCGGGACCATGCCGTTCTTCAACGAGCTTTCCCGCGTCCGGCTTCGTGAAGGGCGCATCCAGTCGAACAACGAGCGCATGGGGGCCGAGGACTCGCGGATGCAGGCCAAGGCGGCAGGGCAACGTGCGGCTTGGGCCCCGGTCATGGGGATCGGCAAGGCCGCGCCCTCGCTCTACGATATGTGGCAACTGAGGCAGTAACGGCATGGTCCAAATCCGCAAGATCACGCGCGGCAACCCGCTCTCGAACACCCGCCGCTATGAGCCGCAGGGCGGCACCGCTTTCCGGGCGCTGGGGATGCTCGCGCAGGACGCCTACGACAACTTCCTTGAGCCCATGGCGATCGAGGAAATGCAGCAGCGGGCCGACGAGGACTGGACCGGCTATGCCCGCGACGTGATGGCAAACAACCGGGTGCCGGGCCCGCAGCGCGGCCAGCCTCGGCGTCGAAGCGGCGACACCACGGCACTCGCCATGCCCCCGGACGTGACCACATCATCGCTGGACGGGATCGACTTCGGCGCCATCGAGTCGGAAGAAAACCTTCCGATGGGCTACCTCGGGCGAACGCTGCAACTGGAATCCGGCGGCGACCCCAACGCTCAGAACCCCAACAGCTCTGCCGGTGGTCCCTTCCAGTTCATCGACAGCACGGCAGAGGCTTACGGTCTTGAGGACCGGTTCGACCCCGGCCAATCGACGGATGCCACGGTGCGTCTTGCCAAGGACAATCAGCGCGCGCTTCGCAATGCCCTTGGGCGCGACCCGACTGGTGCAGAGCTTTACCTGGCTCACCAACAGGGCGCAGGCGGCGCGATTGATCTTCTGACTGCGGAGGGGCCGCGCCTCGCCAGTGGAGTCGTCGGAGACGATGCGGTGCGCTTCAACGGCGGCAACCCGAACACGACCACGGCGCGCGAGTTCGCCAACATCTGGATCAATAAGTTCAACGGCGGCCCCATGCCGGGCGAGGCGGTCGCAGACGACACCATGGACGCCCTGTTCCCGGACCAGCAGCCCGGTCAGACCGTCATCAGCAGCCGAGGCGGTGGCGTCACCGTGCGGACCTCTGAGGGGCGCCTTGAGCCTCGCCTGTTCTCGCCCGGCTCGGGGCCGATCCTGCAAGCCTACAACGCCGCTGCATCGGTCGCGGCACTGTCGGAAGTCTCGATGCAGGCGCAGGCTGACCTTCTGAACCTGTCGCAGCAATACAAGACCGACCCGCAGGGTTTCCAGCAGGCCGCCGAGGGATACATCGAGTCCATCGTGGAGAGCTTCGACCCGCAGATGAAGCGGGACGTGCGCGGCGCGTTGACCGAGGAAGTGTCGCGGCGCAGCCTGGGCATTCTTGACGAGCAGCACCGCGACATCCAGCGCCGGGCCGACAATTCCTCGCGCGCCCTTGTCGAGCGCCTGTCCCAAGACCACGCCGACGCGATTGCCTCCGGGGATCAGGGCGAAATCGAGCGGACCCGCGCCGAGCTTGATGACGTTCTCTTTGCCCGCGAAAACCTGCCCGGCGTGTCATGGACCCCCGCGCAGTCGGAAAACGTCTTCATCGAGGCGCAGCGGCAGGCAGAGCGCGTGCAGACATCCCGGCAGGCTGATCTGGAAAAGGAATGGAAGGGCGAGCTGAACCTGATCCTCAAGGCCCGCAAGGAAGGCTTGACCGGGGCAAACGAGGCGATCCTGCAAAACCCCGAGGTATGGGCTGCACACCCGGACCTGGCGCGCGAGGCGCAGGCCATGGTGCTGTTCCAGAACGAGGTGCCTTCCTTCCAGCAGATGACGCCGGCGCAGATGGATGCCGCTATTGCCGACATGGAGGAAAACCCGGTCTCGGAGGAATACCAGATCGACATCCTCGATGCGGCGCGGGGTATTCGGGACAATCAGGCGCGCGGCTTCGAGGAAGACCCCATCGCGCGGGCAGGCGCCGTCCTGCAAGACCCGCCGCCCGCGATTGATGGCATTGACCCGGCGAACCCGCAGGGCTTCATTGACCAGTTGAACGCCCGGGCGGAATATGCCGAGGGCCTTGTCGAGAAGGGCTATATCGACGCGCCGGTTTACCTTTCGAAAGAGGAATCGGAGACCTTCTCGCAGATGTTCTCGAAGGAAATGCCCGACGAGGTGCGCGGGCTGGCGGCGCGGGCGATTGTCGAGGGCTTCGGAGAGAGCGCCGTTGATGTTTTCGATGAAATGGACGTGCCGAGCGAAATCGCGCTGGCGGGCAAGCTGACGGCCGCAGGCGGGCCGCAAGAGACCATGCAGACCGTCCTTCGCGGGCAGCGGATGCTGGACGAGGGACTGGTCAGCGTTCCGGCCAGCATGGGGCGCCTTGATCGCTTCCCCACGGATTTTCAGGATGCCCTGTCCGACCTTCCCGTTGCCGAGGAGCAGAACTTCGCGCAAATCCGCGACCTGGCGCGCAACATCTACGCCGGGACCGTGGCCGGGCAAGACCTGACCGACGAGCAGAAAAGCGAAGCCATGGAGGCGTCGATCCAGTTGGCGCTTGGGCAGGGGAAAGACAGTCGGGGGCGCAAGACAGGCGGCATTCAGGACATCAACGACACCGCCACATGGCTCCCCATCGGCGTATCGGGCGAGCGGGTGAATGCCAGCCTGCAAACGCTCGCGCAGAATATGCCGATCGACATGCCTTTGGTGGAGGGGATGATGGCGCCTGGCGCGGCGGCTGAGAAGAACGGCGAAATGTGGCGGCGCGTCAGCCCAGAAGGCAAGCCCGAGTCCCTGCCCTATGTGGGTGGCGAGCCCTTGCGCGCCCGTGATCTGCGCAACGGCAACGTCCGCTTGGTGCCCGACGACAGCGGCAACTACCGGATGGAATACGTCGCCGGTCAGTCTCCGATCGACGTGGCGCGCGAGGACGGCTCAATCTTCCTCATCGACATGGACCGGCTTTTGGAGGCCACGCTGCCGTGACATACCTCTTGCCCTCGAAGAACCCGGCGGGTGATCGCCCGGCCCGCGGTGCGGATACGCCGATCGCGGACAACTGGCTGGAAGGCATCGGCGCGGCGTCCAGGCGCGCAATGCTGGACAAGATGGCGAACAACCGGGACTTCGCTGAAATGTCTCGGATGGAGGAAGAACTCGCCCTGCGCGCCTTGCAGAACGGCTCCGACGAGGTGCGCCGCGCCATGCGTGAGCCCTTCGAGGAAACCTCGCGCGTGACGGAAATCACCGACGAGGAGATCGCTAACTCGTTTTCGCGTGGTCGCGGCAATGAAACGGCCGACAACGCCGAAATCATGGACATGATATACGCCGATGCCCAAGAGAACCCGCAGGCTTACGAGGGCCTGCCGTCCAGCCGCGAAGAACTCGAAGGCCGGGTGCAGGACATGCTCCAAGAGGAGTATCGAGACCTTCTCGCGATCGAGCAGACCGTGCCCGAGGAGCGGCGGTTCCTGACCAGCCTGATCGGCGGCTTCTATGGAGAATTCAGGGACCTGCGAAACCTTCCATGGATGGCTTTCGGAGGTGGTGGCGGTGTTCTTCGCACGATGGGGCGCGAGGCGGCGCTGAACGTGGCGGCCGAGACGACGCAACTGCCGTCCCGGTTTCGGTCTACCGAGTTGCTGGAAACGCCCGATCCGAACGTCGCTTCGGAACTGGCCTTGGCGGGTGTTTTCGGCGGTGCGTTCGGCGGGATTGCGGCCGGGGGCGCCAAGGCGGCGGATTTCCTGCGCACGCGCAACACAACGCCGCGGGTCACGGGCGACCCGATCACCGACCAACAGCTTGCCGGCACGGCAGAGGAAGCGGTTGTCACGGGCGAAGACCCATTGGCGGCCGTGCAGCGCGACATGGAGGCGATGCCGCAGCAGCAGACGCCGCCGCCGGGGCGCGATCCGCTGATCCTGCGCCCGGAGGAACGGCGCACGCCTGTTGATCCCGAAATAGACGCGCAGATTGCCGACCTACAGGCCGAAGTGGACCGGATGCGGGCCGAAGTGGACTACCGGCAGGCCAATCCCCTGATTGACCGGCTGCGGCGCGGCGACGTGGACCCTCAGAGCGGACGCCGGATGCCAAGTGGCTTGCAGGTCCACCCCGAGGGATCGGCGGCTGACGCGCTGCGGGCGGCCGACATCAATGCACGCTCTTTTCCGGGGCTGTTCTCGCGGAAGGGCCGAAAGGAATACGACAACCTCGTGGCGTCGGAGTGGAAAGAAATGTTCCCGGGGATCATCGACGCCACCGGCACCCGCTACGGCGACGACTACCTTGACGTGGAGGGGTTTCTGGACGTTGTGGTTCGATCCGCCAAGGGCGACTACGGCTGGCTTCGCTCCCGGGCCGAAGTGGACGAATTGCAGGCCCGTGTGGCCGATTTGGAAGCCGCGCGGGACCGAGGGTCATTTGAAGGCCCTCTTGCCGATTACGCCAGCGGACAGCGCGCGGATGACGGTCTCTACATCGACCGGTTTTCCGACGAATGGGAATTTCTCACCGGCGAGGAGCGACTTGGCTACATTGACGCCGCGGTGCGCGGGCAAATCGACCGGAACTGGCCCGGCGCCCGGATCACGGATCGGGAAATCTCAGAAATCACGCTGGAACTCGACAATCGTGGCGGCGATGCAGATTTTCTGATAGAACGGGTGCTTGAGCGCGAACTGGAATTTGCCGAACTTCCACCATCGAAGGCGCAGGAATATGACGACATCCCCTGGGACGAGACAGGACCGGTTCCGCAAGATGCAGCGCCGGGCCGAGGCGGTGCTGAACGACCCGGACAAGACGGCGGCGCAGAAGGCGGCGGCGCAGCGGGTCAAGGACGCAATGTCGAGCAAACTGGCGCAGGCGAACAAGCCCTCATCGACGGCGTAGAGCCGGTATCCCCGACAGACCAGGCCATGGCGCAGCGCAATGCCGAGGCGCGCCGGCGGGCGGACAATGCCCCGCCGATGGACACGGGCCTGTTCGACCTCGGCCAGCGCGACCAGATGGATTGGCTCGACAACCCTGCCAGCGCCAAGGCCGACCCGGTGATGTCGCAGCAGGTCGAGACCATCCGGGGCGAACTGGAAGCCGACCCCGAACTTGCCGCCCGCAAGGTCGCCATCCAAGACGCGGACGGCAATGTGCGCACCGTCAGCCTTGCGGATTGGAGCGGCGATCTGGATCAGTGGGAACGGGCGATAGCGCGACTTGATCTTTGCGGGAAAGGACCGTCATGACCTTCTTCGATTGTGTTTCCGACGCCCTGGATGAAGGCTCGATCGACAAGAGTCGGGCCGAACGCGCGCAGGAGTATTGGCGGACGTTCCGCGACCGGCATGTGCGCAACGGGCACTCCGAGGAAATGGCCGATGCCTTGGCGGGCGAGGACGTGAAGGCCGCGTTCCGCAAGGAATTTGGCAAGGAACGTCAGGCATTCATTCAGACCCGGATCGCTATGCGGAACTCCGAGGCGCTGGTCGAGAACGCCGTTGATCTGGTGGGGCTTCCGACCGACCGGGTGGAGTTTCGGCCCAACTCCAGGAACCGTGTCAGCCCTATCGCGCAACAGGCGGATGGCCTCTATCAGCGCGTGAAGGGCCGGATGAACGACCTGGCCGAATACTACGGCCCCAAGCAGTTGACCGGGAAAAGCAAAGACCCCGCCGGCGTGGATCAGGTGGCAAAGGAAATGATGGGCCAGCCCACCGGCAATCCCCGTGCGGCCATGGTGGCGCGCGTCGTGTCCGAGACCATCGAAGACCTTCGGCGCATGGCAAACGAGGCCGGGGCGAACATCGGCAAGATCGACAACTACATGCCAACGCGGCACGACCGCATGGCCGTTGCCAAGGCGGGGTTTGACCAGTGGTTCGAGACCATCGCGCCGAAACTGGACTGGCACCGCATCGAGGATTTCCTGACCGGCCGGCCCATGGCGCCGGAAGGGGGCGAGCCGCCGATCGAGACGCAGCGGGAATTCCTGCGCGAGATTTTCAACAACATGGCCTTCGGCAAGGACTCGGACAAACCGCAGTATGCCCGGATTTCGGGCGAGAACATCGTCAAGGCCATGAGCCATGAGCGCGTCCTGCAATTCAAGAGCGCCGAGGACTGGATCGAATACAACACGGCATTCGGCACCGGCGACGTGTTTTCCGCGATCATGGACCATACCCGTTCCATGTCGGAGGACATCGTGACCCTGCGCGAGCTCGGGCAATCCTGGCGCCTGGGGCTGGACTACGAGCGCCAGGTCGCGGTCAAGAAGGCGCGCGACATGGGCGACGAGAAACTGGCCGGGAAGGTGGAAGCCGCCTACGACAATGCCGAGATCATGCTTGCCATCCGGCGGGGCGGCGCGGCGCCAAAAAGCTGGCGGCAGGCCAACCGGGCATCGTGGTATTCATCGGCTCGCTCGTGGATCACAGCCTCGCTGCTGGAAAGAGCGGTCATTCCCTCGATCAGCGACCTCAATTCGAACCGGCTTGCAGCGCAGACCTTCGGCGCCAATCCCCTGGCTCCGTTCGCTCAGGCGATGAAGTTCATGTTCGACTCTGCTTCTCGGCAGGACTTGCAGCGCATGGGTCGGGCGCTGGACCATATGTTTCAGACCAACAGCGTTGCAGCACGGTTCAACGCAGAGGCGCCGCCGCACGGGTTCGTGAACAACGTGACCAACTCCGTCTTTCGCTACACCGGCCTGAGCGGGCTGACGGATCACGGCCGCAACGCCATCAAGCACGTCTGGCACGGGCGCATGGCGGACTTTCAGGGGCAGTCCCTCAAGGATGTGGACCCCGGGTTTCGGGAATTGCTCGTGCGCCGCGGCATCACCGAGGAAGATTGGGCCGAATTCAGCAAGCCGGGCGTCGAGTGGCGCGACGAAAGCGGCGCTCCGTATCTGGATGCGGTCTATTGGCGCGAAAAGACCGACCTCGACCCCAGCCGGGCGGACGACATCTTCCTAAAGTTCGAGGGGCTGTCCGAGGAATTCAGCGAAATGGGCGTCCCGTCGCAGAGTCTCTTTGCCCAGGCGCAGACGCTTGGTCGGATTGGGCTTGACCGCCCCAAGGGGGACTTCGGCTACGAATTCGCCAAGTCCGTGGGCATGTTCAAGTCCTTCCTCAGCGCCTTCACGGTCAACCAGTATCGCGCGATCATGGGAACGGAAAGCTGGCGCATGTTCGGGTTTCTGCCAGAGGCCAAGGGCCGGGCAGCGCGAGTGGCGCGGTTTGCGGACTCCTTGACGTTCTACACGCTGCTGGGCGGTCTGGCGTTGCAGATCACCAACGTCAACAACGGGCAAGACCCGGAGGATATGTCCGATCCCGACTTCTGGTGGCGGGCCACACTCAAGGGCGGCGGACTCGGGTTCTTCGGGGACCTGCTGAATATCTCGGGCGGGAAAGACATACCAGGCGCGATCGGCAGTTTTGTCGTCGGTCCTGTGGGCGATCTTGCGGTGGATATGGGGCAACTGACCATCGGCAACGGCGCGGAGCTTCTCGCCAACGCATATCGCCTGACGAACGAAACCGATACCAAGCCCACGGGGCTCGGCGGCGAGGTGGTGGACTTCATAGACGACTGGACGCCCAACGATTTCCCCGTTGTCGGCACGGTGATTGACCGGCTGATGATGGACAACCTCAAGGCCATCCTTGACCCCGAGGGCGTGGACGACATCGCCGCGGCGGCGCGAAACCGGGAAAATCGCACCGGCAGCAAGTTTTGGTGGACCCCTGGCAAGGCCGCACCGGAGCGCGCGCCGGACCTCGGGGCGGCTTTCGGGCGATAGTTGTGCATTAGGTAAGCCCATGGTGGCGCGGATATTCCCGCCATGGCAACGCTTTCTGCATCAGACCCCCGCGAGAACACGGTCACGCTGGCTTCGGCCTCGGCGGGGCCGATCGAGGTAGGCTTCCGGCTGTTCAGCGAGGACATCAAGGTTTACGTCGATTACGTCGAGACCTCGGCCTACACGCTTTCCGCCTCTTTCGAGAACGGCTTTGAGGACGACGCGACGATCACCTTTGATGCGGCGCAGGACTCCGGGTCCATCATCACGATCCAGTCCGACTTCGTGCCAGAGCGAGGCACCAACTTCCTTCCGAGTGATGCGCAACTCACCGACAAGATGAATGTCGAGCTCGGCCACTTGTGGGGGTCGGTGGCTGACGACAAGCGCGACTTCGGGCGGGCGTTAAAGTTTGCTCCGGGTGATGGGGCAAATTCCGTTCTTCCCGCCCTGCAATCATCCAGTGCGTTGATCGTGAACGCGGCGGGCGACGGTTTTGAAATGGGCCCGACAGCGGCTCAGATCGAAGGGGCCGAAGCGGCGGCGGTTGACGCAGCCAATTCCTTCGATGAATTCAGCCGCCTTTACCTTGGAACGAAGTCGAGCGATCCGGCGACAGACAATGAAGGGGACGCCCTTCAAACGGGCGCGCTCTACTACAACGACTCCGACAACGAGATGCGGCAATACAATGGCGCCGCATGGGAAACGGCCTATGGCACGATCAGCGGCGCCGACGGGGCGCTGTTGAGTGAAAACAACCTTTCTGACGTTGCGAACGCTGAGTCCGCTCGCGGGAATCTTGGCCTGACCATCGGGACGCATGTGCAGGGCATTGGCGATGCCATAGACGACCCCATCCTGACGGGCGATGTGTCGGGCAATGCTTTGTCGTCCACGGTGTCAGCGGTCGCGGGCATCGTCCATAACCGCATCATGACGCCGGTGCGGACGCGCGAAGCCATTGAAGCCCTTGCCGGGCAACAGAAAGTCGAGACGATCACCCTGTCAGGCGATGCGAGCGTGGACATTACGCTGCCTTCGATGTTCCGGGGCGTTCGGATCACGCTGGATAACGTGATTCCGTCTTCCGATGAAGTTTACCTGATGCTGCGCACATCGTCGGACGGCGGGTCCACTTTCGACAGTGGCGCCAGTGACTACGATCAAATCACGTCCGGTCTTGATAACATCCAAGAGGCTTCTGATAGTCGTTCGTCCCTAAGCGCAGTATACCTGACCACGTTTGAGCTCGATGAAGCAGTTGGTTCCAGCACTTTCGAAGATGGGGTGTCCGGTGACGTTGAAGTGTTCGGACACGGCCTGTCCAGACGGACGCATGTTCGCGGCAATGTCGCCTACTACGCTGCTGATGGGAAGCTGAACCAAAACTCGGTCTGGGCTTTCCGCACGCAGCAAGCGGCGGTTGATGCTGTCCGCTTGTCGTTCGACACCGGCAACCTCGAAAGCGGCACGATCACTGTCTACGGGGTTGCCTGACCATGCCCTTGCTGCCGCTTGAAGCCTCCGTCCAATCAGAAAGGAACCTGACCCATGGCTGAAATCGCGAACACCGGGACGCGCGACACGCTGATCTTTCCCAGCCTGTCCAACGGCGACACGACGCAATGGATGCAGATGCCTGCGGGCCAGTCCCTCGGAGCGTCCATCCAGGCGGAAGGGAGCTTTGGGTCCGGCACGGTCACTGTCGAGGTGTCCAACGACGCCACCAACGCCCACGCTTTGACGTTGGTGGACGGCACCGCGGCGCCGACCCTTACGGCAGACGGGATCATCGAGGTTTCGACCGGGTGCCGGATGTTCCGGGCAAGCCTGTCCGGGGGTTCTGGCGGGGACGTGACGATCACGGCTTTCGGGGCTGGCTGACATGCCCTCTGCCGCCATCATCCGCCGCCGCCGGCTTGCGTCTGGCGAGCCTGTCCCTGATACCACGGCCCCCACGGTGTCCTCTGCCACGCTGGCGTCCGACGGCGTGACGCTCACGGTGACGTTCAACGAGGCTCTGGACGGGGCAAACGATACGGCGGCAGGGGAATGGGCGGTATCGGCGTCCAGCACCACCACCAGCGTCTCCACGGCTGCGATAGCCAGCGGGGCAGACGTGACCGTGACCCTCGGAACGGCTGTCGGCACGGGCGAGACAGTCACGACAGCGCGTCCACGGCGGTTGCGTCTGACGGTGACCCGGTGGCCTTGGTGCAGGACATATCCGGTAGCGCGAATGGCGTGGATCACTCTACCAGCGTGAGCGGTGAACGTCCGACCTACAAGGACGACGGAACGTATCAGTGGATCGAGAGCGACGGCATAGACGACGCCCTTGAAAGCACGGCCAATCTGGACATGACCGGCACGGATGTCTGGACGGCTGTGTTTGCGGTTCGCTCGCTGGATACGAGCGGCGGCCAAAATATCGTTTGGGGGCATAACGCATTGGATGGAAACAAAATCCTCTATGCCCCACGGACGAGCAGCATTGATGTGCGCGCCCTCGCCAATGGGGGGAGCACGATCACCGTCGATGAGAAAGGATCGGCCTATGATCCGCCTGCCGATATGGTCATGCGCGTCGAGGGCGACCTGACAAACGACCACCTCAAACTCTGGCTGGACGGCACGCTTGTCGGCACCGCAACAGGGCTGGGTGCATCGACGGACTGGAAAACCGAGGTTTCGGAACTGTTTAATGCGTCCGCTAATATCCGCTTCTACGGCGGGATCGTCATTGGCCGCGCCCTGACCACGACGGAAACCGATGATGCCGAACAGTGGGCGGCAGATAGAAGCCCGGTGACGCTATGACCAAATACACCATGATTGCCACGGTCGTTTGCGCGGCTGACATGATCCCCGAGGGGCAGCAGCTTGCCCTCGCGCTGGGGGAAAGCCCCGGCGACGACAAGTCCTTACGCCGCACCGACTGGCAGGACGCCACGGGCAACCTCTACGGCATCTCCAATGCGCAGGTGACGGAGAATTTCGCGCCCAGGGCCAGCACGGAGCTACAAGCCCCGGATCATGCGCCGCACGTCAATCTTGACCTTGCGCGGGCCGCTCAGGCGGCGCTCTACATCCATGGCCAGCACGGCACCGAGGGCGCGGCACCGGGGCGCATCTGGGTCATGCTGCAACCGGCTGACGGCGGCGACCCCATGACGGCAGTTGCGGCGGCTGGCGTGCATCGCGTGCCGCCACAGGAACCGTTCTGATGTTCGAGCGCGGCACAACCCGTCGCCACCGCAGCACCGAGCCGGTGTCCTGGCATGTCGGGCACAAGGATTCTGGCTACAAGATCGAAATCCCACCGCGTGATTTCGAGAGCAGCGTCCCGTGGTGGGCGCGCTGGTTCATCCATCCCGACGACCCGCGCTTCCTGCTGGCCGCGCTGGTGCATGACCACATGCTTGAGGCGGGTATCTACGGCAGGCCGCAGGCAGCGGCGGAATGGTTCGACGGCGCGCTGGCAGGCGGAGCGCCGAGGTGGAAGGCAAAGCTGGCTTTCGTCGCGGTGGCGGCGTGGGCGGTGTTGAAGGAATGATGGGCAGAATGAACAGGCCACACATAGAGCAGAACGACCGGGGCATCACCCTTAACAAGAGCCTCGCATGGACCATGCTGGTCGGGCTTCTCGGGGCCGGTGTCTGGCTTGGCGCGAACATGACGGAGACGCAGGAAGCGGTATCGTCCCTTGCGGATCGCCAGTCCGAGGACCGGCAGGAAATCCGGCAGAACGCCCGCGCGATCAACAGCCTGCGCAACAGCAACGCTCGGATAGACGAACGCCTCATCAACATCGAGCGATCGGTTCGCAACACCGAAGAACAGTTGGGCGAAATCCTCCGCTACCTTCGTGATGGAGCAGACCAATGACTGACCTCAGCTTGGGCGACACGCCCCTCATCATGGACGAGTGCCAGCGGCAGGGCTTGCCCCGCAATCAGGCTGCCTATGTCCTCGCCACAGCGTTCTGGGAGACGGCCCGGACCATGGGGCCGGTTCGGGAGGCGTTCTGGCTGGACGAGGGCTGGCGCAGGCGCAACCTTCGCTATTACCCTTGGTATGGTCGCGGGTATGTGCAGTTGACCTGGGAGGCCAACTACGAGCGCATGGGTGCGCGGCTGGACCTTGACCTCACGACCGACCCCGATGTTGTCATGCAGCCCGATAAAGCCGCGAAAATCCTTGTGCTGGGGATGCGTGAAGGGCTTTTTACTGGCAAGTGTCTGGATGACTACCTTACGCGGGACGCCTCCGACTACCGGGGCGCGCGACGTATCGTCAACGGGACCGACAAGGCCGGGCCGATCGCCGAGTTGGCGCGGGAATACGAGGCCGACCTTGAGAATGTTGGCTACGGTGTGGGCAAGACGCCCCCGGTGGCCAATGAGCGCCGGGACGGCACCCCACCCAGAACGAGCAAAGCAAAATCTAAGACGCTTTGGGCGCAGGTCATGCAATGGATCGGCGCGGTTCCGGCTGGTGCCTGGGCATGGTTTCAGGCCGAGGACCAAACCGTAAAGCTGGCCGTGGTCGCCGCGGTGGGCGTGGCCGTGGTCGCCGGTGCCATCGTGTTTCGCGAGCGGCTAGCGAAATGGGCCGAGGGGGACAGGTGATGTTGCTCGTGCTTCTTATTTTCGGCAGTGGGCACGGCCTTTCCGCCCCGGTTTTGAATCAACGCTTATATTGGTTGGTTGACCTGAACACCTTAGAAGGGCAGTTCTACTCATTTTTGCCTGGTTTTGGGGCGCAACTTACAAGCTGGCAATGGCGGCGACCCCAAGTCGGGGAAGCCCGCAGGTTCGGCACGAAAACCTATGTGCCATACCTGCAAAGACGCGGTTGGGTCCGTGATCCACTATTCGGCTTCAATCTATTCCCACTTATGTGGGAAGTGTCGTGGCGCTGCGCGGACCTACCGGACAACCCCAATGCTGAGGACGTGCGGGCGCTTGAAAAGGAGCTAGTATATTGATGTGGCGCGCAATCTTCAACTGGCTGACCAGCGGCGTCCTCGACCGGGTGCTATCGACCGTAGACAAGCGGATCGAGGCCCAGACTGACCGCGAGGCGATCAAGGGCGAGATCATCAAGTCGCACTACGCCACGCGAGCCGACTACATGAAGGCCGGAGGCTTCTGGCTCATGGCCGCTTTCGCTGCGCCCCTTGCCCTGTGGCACGGCGCGGTAGTGGTCTACTCGGTCCTCTGGTGCGCGGATTGCGCATTTCCGCAGGACTGGACCATCGCGGCTCTACCCGCCCCGCTGGACGAGTGGGCTGGCCTCATGATCGTGAGCATCTTCGGAGTGATCGGGGCGTCCCGGTTCAGTAAGTGATTACCGGAATACCCCGTGAGGGGGTATCGCCTGCCCGAGCGTCAACGGGCATATTGGTCGCTATTGCGGCCCGTGAACTCGGCCACGACTGCCGGGTGTCTGTCCCTTGCCCCGCTCGGTGTCTGCCGGGCGGGGCTTTCTATGGCAGGCGCGGTCCAGCGGCCAAGGGTGAGGCGGGGCGGCATCACCCATCCCCCTCGTCTGTGTCGGCGGTGAGGGCGAGGATGGCGGCTTGTGCGGCATGGACCTCACTTACCATATATTCCACGGTTTCTGGTGTTGGTGTTCGAGTGTCGTAACCGCGCTTATTAATTTCGGTGGATACGGGAAACATCAGACAGCTTTCGATGTGCCGCAAGGACGCACCAACCTTTTCCGCCGCCTCCCTCAGCGCCTCGGCCCTGATCCTTGCATCACGCTCGGCAAGGGCGTCGGTGCTGCCTCGGGCGAGGATTGCTGATGAGACTTTATATCCACATTCTTGTCTGCCACGGTCATGAGGTGATCCGGGGGAACACCAATCATTTTCAACCACATAAGCAAAGTTCTCAGCTTCTAAGGTTGCTATCTCCGCACACGCCTCCCGCTCCGCATCCACGGCGGCGTCGGACAAGTCCTTGCGGATGTATTCAGGTGCATCAGCATCATCAGCGTCATTCCACCCGTGTTCTTTGGCCGCATTTTCAGTGAGAAAAACGGGGTGATAATCTCGCCCGTCTGTTCCAACCCAAATCCGTTCCGGTGTCTCACTCATCGTCTTTCTCCTTCCCGTGTTTCTCAAGAAGCCGATCATACATTTTCTGTGGTAAAAGGATGACAGGCTTATGGATCAGATTGTCGGATCGCGGCATGACGGTCATTTGCCCCGCCACGCACAGCGCCGCGATAGCTTCTAAAAGGTTGTCGCGCTCACCGTCCGCAACGGCCTGCGCTTCCGTGATGCGCTCAAGCATGTTACTCATCGTCTTTTTCCTGTTCTGCGAGGGCGGCGCGGGCTTCATTTTCACGTTTCAACATCGCATCCGATGCAAAAAAGAGACCTACATTCGAGATTGCCTCCCTCGCCTCGTAATACTCCCGCAACCGCGCATTCTTGGCCTCAAGGGCTTCGATGTGGTCGGCAAGGTCATCAAATAGGCCAAAATCACCTCGGCTGTTCTTCGGGTCACCAAGCCCGTTTGCGCAGTCTCTTGCTCGCTTCACCAGATCATCCATCTGTCTGGTCCCTCCCATTCGGCTCATATCCTCGATGATGCGGCGCTCGGCGGGGGTCTGGTGGTCAGCCATTGCTCAACTCCTTTCGGGCTTCCTCGATGGCGAGGTTCAGGTGGGCCTGTGGACCCTGTGCGCGGGACAGGCGTTTGTAGGCGGCTTCGGCGTCGGCCAGGGTCGCGCCGGCATCGAGGTAGAGCACCTCGCGCCACGCCGCTCCTGCGGGGGCCTCGCCCTCTCCGGGCGGTGGCAAGGCGGTAAACCCCTCGAACGCTTGATCGACGATCTGCGTTGCGCCGTGGCGCTCTGCCGTGCGGAACGCCTTGACGGCCGTGCCGATGGCGCGGATGTTTTCCCACGGGCGGCGGTAGGTGTCGCAGGGCAGGCAGATCAGCCGCTTGCCGCGCTGGAAATAGACCGCCACGCCGGGGTCGCTGAGCAGTTCCTTGAGG